TTTCCCTGCTTTGATAAGACCACCACCAACTAGTGAGGCGGCAGTATCAGACTCTAATCCCGCCCGTACTGGCGCAAGGGGATCAGCAAGCGAGGGTAATAGTTTAGCAACTCCCTTGCCCCCCTGTTTTAGTCCACTAATAGCCAAATTAGCACCTTGATCAGTAACCTTACTAGCAATAGACGATTGTACAAATGGAGCTTCGATTGCTCGTATGTCTGCGATAGTCTTCGCCTTTGCAATAGCTTCGCCAAGTTTGGGATATTGAGATTGAATACTTTTGACTATTGGACTTCCCTCTAAAGCAGAGACTACAAGATCATCTGCACCCGATTGAGTGAATAACCTATTTTTAAGTTCTTCCGCTATTCCCCTATATGCTTGTTGTAAAGCCTTATCTGATGATGTTGGTGAAATAGATTTACTTCCTATTTCTCCCGCTTTTTTTTCAAGTGACTTTATAAATGTGAATGTATCTAGCGGATTCCCTTGGAATAGTTGCTGTGTAGCACCTTGTGATGTTGTTGATCGTGTGCCTGTGGTTTGAAGGTTTTTTACTCCTTTCAGTATAAAGTCAACAAATTTCTTGTCCTGTCCTGCGGGTATAAGCGGGTCATCTGCCAAATTTTGAGCTAATATTTCAATATCTGCTAGATCGACAGGTTTTGCCTTTGCGATAACTGTTTCCTTAATCTTATTTAATGCTCCTTCAGGACCAGTCAAAGAACCTGCAACTTCATCTATCTGATTTCTATTGGTAAATCCAAAGTCTGCGAGTTTCTTTCCAAAACTCATATCCTTTGCCATTGATCGAGGGAGATTATATTGGGATTGTATTGTTTGTTCTCCTGCTCTGGTAAGGAGGTTTCCTTTATTTTTAGTAAGTTCAAATACACTCTTTTTGGCTAGATCATACATATTCTCAAGTCCTGATTCTGGATTTTTCTGTAACCATGATTGAACAACTTTATCTATGTTTTTGTCACCAGTCTGTGCAAGACGGTCGATAAGAAATGTTACTTGTCCTTTTTCTCCTTCGTTCACAATACGCATAGCATTCTGCGCCACATCGAGGTTGGTTTTTTTAGCAACGTCTGCAAATGAAACACCTTTCTTGAGCATGTCAATTGCTTCTTTTTCAGTAGGACGTAAGTGTTTATCAAGGGCAGAGGATAATCCTCTATTTTGTACGATCTCTCCAATCTTTCCAAGTGCGCCTCCTACTACCCCACCTGTGACTGCGCCTACGGTACCTTTTGTAAGATCAAAGTCTTCACCTTCCGATAGACCTCTCGCACCGCCTGATAAAGCTCCTGTAACTGCTCCCATCTTTAGTCCTTTCCCTGCGGGGGCTACCATTGAGGCTGTTTCGAGTGCTGTTTTCCCTGTTGCTTTGGCAAACCTACTAGGTTTAAACCCTGGGTCTTCCTTCGTTCCATATCCTACCTTACCTGCCCATTTCTCCTGCTCTGCGTATTTCTTTCCATATTCTTCACCTATCTTCTGTTTTTCTTCGGGAGTTTTAGCCATGGCGTATCTTCCATAATCTAGCGCCATCCCTCCTGTACGAGCTACAGGGTCTATGACATTTTCCTTAATCTTGGGTATCATGAAATCTGCCACCTGTTGAAGTACGTTTTTGCGTTCTTGAGGCACTTGTCCAGTTTGCTGTACCTTTGCATCAAATTGTTCTGGTGTAATTCCATACTGTGCTATTTCAGAACGTTTAATCTGTCTTTTCTCCCCTGTTTTTGAGTTGGTAAATATTGCGGTTGGTTCCATATTATCTCCATGCTCCTGAAGCCCCATGATTAGTAACAGGTATTTTTGTTGCAGGTTTAGCACTCCATGTACCTACAGGTGATGGTGTACTAATGCCAGGAAGATGCCAAATTGATCCCCATCCACTACCACCTCCTACATTTTTCTCATTGATATTTGCCTGACTCTGTGCGGCAATCTTATCGAGTGCATATTGTTGTGCAATTCTTGCATTTTCTGTATCTCGTTGTGCCCCACGTTCTTCAGCTGCCCTCTTGTCTGCTAACTCTGTGGCGTATTGCTCTTGTTGGCGCTTATATTCTCGTTCTTCGGCTGCGAGTTGATTTAATCTGTTCATTTCATTTATAGTAAGTTGCATTCCTTTATCGCCTTGATCAAGAAGCGCAGTAAGCTCATTTTGTTTCCCTTGAGTGTATCCCGTAAACTCCCGAGCTAAACGATCAGCAAGTGAAGATGTTTCTCTACCGAAGCGTGAGGCTAACATCTCGCCTTCCTTGAGAATAGGCTGTAATGCCTTCGATTGATCTTGTAGACCGTACCCTAAGCGTGTAGTGAGTAAATTCTGTGCATTCTGCGCCTGTGTGGTGGCTTCTTGAGCAAGGGGGGCTATCTTTCCTTGTTCAGAGGAAACGATGCGGGCTAATTGGTTTTCGTTTACGTCAAACCCTCTCGTAGCTCCTTGCTGTACTTGAGGTATGTTTTTGAGTGTTTTTACGAGTCCTTGGGCGGCAGATTGTAGATCAGGGAGTCCAAGCTCTGTACCAATTCTCCCTGCCATTGCAGACATTGTTTCCTGTCCTGCAATCTGACCTGCAAACTTTGCGAGATAATCTTGTTCTTCTTGTCTCTGTTGTGCGAGCTTTCCTTCTTGTTCTTGTTTCTGACGAAGATTAAATGCCTCTTGTTCTGCTTTTTGCCTTGCTAATAGTTCTTCTTGCTGTTTTTTGTGCGCGTCCATATACCCTTGTGGATTGAATGCTTGAGAGCCTACCGAAGTACCTTGATAGGATGAAGTAGGCGTATCGAGTGATTTTCCCCCCCATTGTAAGTATTGATTGTAGTCGTAGGTTTCTCTGCCCCCGACAGCTCCTTTATTCTGCACTCTATCAAACCATGTCCCATTGCCAAAGTCCATGCGGTCTGCCATAGTATAAAAAAAACCCCTCTACAGGGGCGAAATTGCCGATTTGTATAATTATACCTTATTCTTGTTTCGGTGTATAGATTACCTCGATTTGTTGTTGTTCTACGACAGTATTGCCTTGTTTGTCTGTGAATACCTTCTGTGGAGTAAGGCGTATTTCAAGATTGTTTTCTTTGAGTAACTTCTGTAGTAATTCAGCAGGTTTTTCCATAATATTAAAGGTTTTTCCAACCCCCTCCATCACAAATTCTAAACTTATTAGTTGCTGTATTATAATACATTAAACCTGCGCCGTCAGCAGGATCGGCTGCAAGTCTTGGGAAAAGGACATGTCCTCCTCCACTTGAATTAGTTACTGTCACTACAAATGTTCCTGATTGTCCTTGGAGACTAAAATTCATTTGTGCTTCACGGAATGCCCCATTTAGTCTTGATATATATATCTGTAAAAATGCATCCCTTTTATTTGTAGGGATTTGTGTATTGGTTATGGTTGAACTATTGCCGTACGTTGCTAGCGTGGCATATGTTATTGTATCTGAATATTCCCCTTGTACTGATCTTATTTCTAGATCGTTCGTTTCTGTTGATGTAAACGTTCTTCTTCGATGCGCAATTGCACCAGTCATAGATGAGCCTTTGGTCAATCTTAAGGGTAATGTAAATTCATTGACGATTTCTGGAGGTATATATAACTCTATATTTTTAAAGTAAGATACTTGAGGAAGTACTTCACGAGTTGACGATATTCTCGATGTTTCTTCGGGTGTATAAGTTTGTGTGATAACGGGATATGTTGTGTCCATTAGATACCTCCTTCTTCGACTTCTTCCGAGAAGTCTTCATAACTGAAAAATACCCCTGTGATACGGGCTTTTGTACCTGTTGCAGAGCTAATATCAAAACCATATTCAAACTCATTCACTCTTCCAAGAAAGGACAGTGACCATTCCATGCGGGTAGGTTTACTATATAATGAACTATATACCCATGAGCCTCGATCTTTCCTGTATTTAAGCTGCGCTGACATACTAGTTGAAGGTATAAGGGTAACTACAAGTTTAATTGGTTGTAGGGTCTTATGTGTTCCACCCCCATCAAGGATAAGTTGTTCGTATTTTGCATAGGTCATAGTCGTTGCTGTGAGGTCAATATATCCAAGACTATAGTAGGTTGTTACTCCTTCTACATACTGGCGACAGAAGTACAGTTTTTTCCCGAATGATTTTAGTGCGGTGATTGCATGAGTACCATCATCAGAGGTAAAGGTATAAGGAATGTTTAGTACTTCAGGTAGCGTATCATTTGCATTCCCGTACTCGTAAATACCTACGGTTAGACTTGTGTCATCAGTAGCCCCTGGTGCTCCGTAGTATGTCCTTCCATTCCATTCTGTAACTGCGCCTGGATAAACTTCTACATATTTATTATCTGCTATTTTGGGTATATCTTGAACTTTGCGGTAGGGGTCATTCCCAAGATACATCGCCCCTCGATGCCCGTAGATACCAAATAATCTGTTTTTAGAATTATGTACTACATTTGGCATACCTGCCTCTATTTTCTCGAAGAAGTTAAATGTGCTTGATACCCCATCCCAATAGTAGTTTCTTCCTTCGGTTGCGTCTGAGACACTACTCCCTTTCCAACACCCCGCAACAATGTATTCCCGATAGGTGGTCAATGTCCGAACCTTAAACCCTGGAGCAAAAACTAACCGATTAGGATTGTATGTAGCTTGATCCCATACTGCGAGATAATTTTTATTTCCTATTACAAGGAAATTAAGATGAGAAGTCATGGGATGCCAGTCGTTCGTATCAAAAAGAATACCGTTATACACCTTGTAATAGGCGGTGGATAGATCGGCTGTTTTACCTGTCGTTACGGTACCATCTGCGACAGTTGAGGTAATATGTACGTGGTAGGTGTTTCCTTCTTTAATATATACCTGACCTGTTGACATGGCAAATTTGAATACTCCCGTACTCAGTGTTCCATTAGTATACGTTGCACTTGCTACCGTATTATTTAGTGAGTCATGGAGAGTCATTGTCCAGTTACCTGTGCCTTTCCCTGCTATGTTTATTTCTATGGTCTCAATGGGATTTGTAGCGGGTGTAAAACTGAAATAATTAGCAGCGGTCTCGGTAATGGCTAATGGAGTGGTATAAGTTTGACCCGACCCTGCCTGTGACTTGTTAAGGTTTGTTGTCCCATCTGTAAAGATATCATCATTAAATGCAGGCGTGCCCGATAACTTCCCATATCTTCCTATGGTTGTGGCAGTAGCATAGTAAAGATAATCATCGAATACCGCGAGTCCTTGCCCCGTAGGGTCAAAGTCTGTAATGGTACGAAGAAGTGATAAGGTTACGTCCGTAGTATCGAGACTATATATTTTCGCATCTGAAGTAATAATATATTTATTTGTATCATACGGAGAACCCGTCACAATCCACTTTCCATACCCTGTTAAGGTAGTAAATGGTTCAGATACCCCATGAGGGCTGACTGCTTCTGAGGGGTCTTCGTGGATATTTAATCCCGACATAAATTGTGCTTGTGCTATCCCGCCCTCTACTGTGGATATTTTCTTATACGGAGATATGCCCCCATAAAACCGATTATGTGTAATTGTTTTAAGTGCCATATTACGATAAAGTTGTCGCCCATGGTCTGTCATTCCATGTGTCATAGAGCGGGTTACTTCTTACGACTGCACTGTTTGATCGAGTCGAGTATCGTTTCTTCGCTCCGAGGAGTCCACCCTCTGCTTTGTCCATGTCTCGTGAATTATTTTGTGGGTCACCAGTCCAGAACATATTAGACCAATACGCTGCCATGCTCGGCTCTTTTCTCATACCTGAGAAGTAATTGGATGCTACTCGGTGAGGTACAATTTCTGCTAATTCTAGGGGAATTTCGGGTACTTCTCCGATTGTATAGCTTGCTCCGCTTGTCGTTGTGCCTTGGTAATAGTTTTCAAGTGTAAGTGCAGTATTTCCTGTCACGCTTGCGATTCGATATGGATACCCATCAGGAAGTTTAATCATCCTATTATTCATGGCGCTTGTCCATGTAGTTGCATTCCCTGCTACAGATGTTGAGCCATTCGTTGCGGTGATTGTACCCGTTGTGTAGTCTGCTACAGATAAATCTCTAATACGATAAGTGTAGTTTAAGTAGACAGTATAGGCGGCTTGAGGAATAGGCCATATACCAAAGTCATCTCTACGAGGGAAGAAACATTTGGGTATTGCGGTACCTTGAAAGATAATTGCATTCATTTTGTCCCATTTCCTTTGTGAGTCAACTACGTCAAGTGCATAGTACACACTTCCGATAAGCACTTTTACACTTTCGATGTTCATTATATCGGGGGGCATGTAGTAATACTGTTGACTTGCGACCGTTGTCGTTGTTTGGGTCTTCGTAGTCATGTAATCCTGTAAGGAGGCATAGATAAATCGTATTGCAAGATTGACTTCATTCTCAATGAAAGTGACTAGATTCGTATTCGTCTGTCCTATGTTCTGTGTAAGCTCAAGACATTTGTTTTTCAATGCAGTAAAGGTTGTGAACATAAAAAAAACCCCGTTGACGGGGCGAAATTGCCTATAGAGTCATTATAACAAAACTAGAGCGTCTTTTGTACATCAACTCCACCAAGTACATCTTTCCAGACTGGTTTTGCTTTCTTTGCTTCTTCGGGTGTGGCGTTTGCCGCCTTGGCTCCGAAAACATCAATAAACTCTTTCGAAAGCTCTCCACCTCGCCTTGGTTGCAAGAGGCTTTTCGCATATTTCTTACGATCATCTTTTACTCGCTGTGGTTCAAAGTTCAATGCTTCTGACTTGAAATGAAGATTGCATATCCAGCCTGTCATTTGTACTCCATTCTCTGCGGTGAAGGTCGTATATTTCCAGTTCATCGAGTAGGCAGGGGGTATATCATCTGTTTTGCAGATAAGGCAGTATTCTTTCATAAGAGTTCATCAAATGTCTCTTTCATAACTCGCTCGGTTTCACCTACAATACCATGTTTTTTCTCTATTTCTTCGGGGGTAAGTCGTTTCACTTGTCCTACCTTTACAAATCTACTCTGTACCTTTGATTTTGTATACTTTATTCCCTCTTCAACCTTCTCTTTTTGTGCTAGATACCCGAAGAGAAAACCAAGTGCAAGAGAAAATACAAAAAATATGAAATGTTCAAACATTAGTCTCCGAAAATCTGTTGTATTTTGTTGGCTCGTTCTTTTAGCTTCGCTTCTTGCGCATCGAGTGACAATTTCCGCTCTCGATCAATGACTTTTTCCTTTTCGAGCAGTTCTTTTTCCTTTTTGTACTGCTCTATCTCTTCATTTATGGTATTTTTCTTGCTTTCTACCTCTTTAAGCTCTTTTTTCTTTGCTTCGATGGATATGATGAGTTGAATATGTCGTTCTTGATCTAGTTTCCGTTCTTCCGCCTGACTAACGATGCCTTCAAGCTGTTTATTGAGCATTGCACAGGCTTTTATGAGAGAATTAGCTACTGTTTCAAGCTCAGATAGATATTGTTTAATTGATTCTGTGTTCATACTTCGACGATAATTTCTTTTTCAACCGCTTTTATATCATCATCCCAGTTAGTCTTTACATCTCGGTCAATCATAATAAATCGGGATAGGTGTTTTAGCATGTGATAGCCTAATTGTCCGTCAAACTCTGCGGTGTCTCGTGCCTTGACACAGTACTGGATAGGATTACCGTCTCCGTTTATGTCATACGTTGCGCAGAAGTCCTTATTTGTCGGATTGTACAGTATTAAGCTCATCTATTTTTTTACAAAGGATAACAAGTATCTGAAGCACTGTCTTAAGGTTGAATTTACCAAGCATGTCTACTTTTGCAAAATAATCTTCGTATGTTTTCTCAGACCCTCGATAGCCTGTTATTTTCTCTAGTTCTTGTCTCATTGGGATACTTCATTGATAACTTTATTCTTCTTGCCTTCGATGTTGCTTTTTGGCGTTACTGCTTCTTCAGGTACAAACCTCTTATTGTATTTCTCGGCGAGTCTACTTTCTACTTTTCTCTGATCTCTCTTTTGTTCTGTTTCGATTTCTGCCTCTACATCGCCACCGCTAAAGTCTTCATAGACTCCAAGGAACAACTTAGCAAAGATTTCTTCTCGAAGTGACTCATTATCTGCTCGGTACTTTCCTTCGAATACTTCTTGATCTTTCCATGGCTCAAGAGGTGCGGTACCTTTTGACACTCTCCTTTCGTTTTCTTCTCTTACCGCACTGTCTGATTTCTCCATTATCATCGCATCAGTCATTTTCTTAATGTAATGAAGTGCAAGATACCGAGGGAAGATTGCATTACCTTTCCCAAAACCATTGTCAACAAAACATGAAGGGATTGTGTGTCTATATCTATCGTAGATAAACGTGAAAGGTTGTTTTGTAGGATTATGTACTGCGATTCTATCTTGAGAACGTTGTACAAGCTCTCGATGCATTACTTCTTGAGCTGTTAAAGCCATAGTTTGAAATAAACTGAATAATACAGATTATATCATACTACGATGCTACCACATTACCATCGATACTCAAGGGTGTCCAAATACAGTAAAAATCTACCTGTCCTGCGGTTGTGTTAGCGGTCTTAGTGGTCATTATGATGTCGTTCCCATTCAAAAGATATTCTGGGAAGTTATCTGCAGCTGCCACTGCCTCTCCTGATATAAAGTAGGTTGCGGGTGTTGCGTTATTCAACCATATCATTCCTGCGTCAAGACTGGTCATGGTCGTGATTGGCATAAAGATTGCAGTTGCTCCTGTGATCCCAACCTCATCAGTTGAACCTGCGCCTGTACAGTCAACATTACATACAGCAATTAGTTGAACCTTTACCAATCCAGTAACAGTAAACAATACTCCACCATCCAGTGCGCCACCGTCATTTCCCCATGTGTCAGCAGTAGCACCTGCAAAGGTTACTGATTTTTTCGTAATAATTCCTGCATTCGTTATGGGTACTCGGTTACCATCTCTGTAGAAAGTTTCTGTTATTGTTGCCATAAGTAAAAGGATTGATAACTCATACTTACCCCCAATTCCTTAGAGGTAAGGTCAATCATCAATTTACATCAATGTCTGCAAGAAAGTTACCCATGTATTTGCTGCTGAACAGTAGCTAATACATTCCATATGCTTTCCAGTTGTTACCGCTGCCGTCCCACCCACTAGAGTATGATCTGTAGCTGGCGTTATAGTAGCTGTTTGATTACCATAGTTGTAGTATGTCCAGCGGATGGTTGATCCGACTGCAACACCAGGAACCCCCGCGCTCATAGCAGTACCCGTTGGTACGGTCACTGTACCAGCACCAGTCTTAGAATTGTGAGTAATGATTCCACCAAGAAGCTGTGCGATTGTTGGTGTACCATTTTGAGCATCAATTACAGTTACCGTGGACTGTTGAACACCTTGTGGTGCATAGTTTACAGCACTTGACGTGACTGATCCTGTGGCTGTGATAGCTCCTGTTACCGCCAATGTAGAACCTAATACTACTGCTTTATCTGTATTCAATCCGTTGTACTTTACCACTGGCAAAGCATCTTCCAATAAAATAGACATAGTTTTTATATTCTAACCCTCCTGAATTGAAGTTATCTTCTCGTCAAGGGTAAACTTTTAATATGGGGGGCGAGTAAACACCCACCCCCCAACAATCATTACGGTAAATTCAAGTTGACTGGAACTACCACTCCACTCGAAAGTGCTCTCATAGCATGACCGACAGTATTACACTTGCCAGTTCCCGCTACGTTAACACCAACTGATCCTGCTGCCGCTCCAGGAACACCAACATCTGATCCAACTGCTCCTGTTGAGTTATCTGCAAGAACACCAGCCACACCTTTCGTCTGTATCCAGCCATATTCGCCAGAGGCGACTGGGTAGATACATACTCCTACTGGAGTACCTGTTAGGGTTGTTGGACACTTCACTATACCAGAGTAAGGTGATCTGCGTGCCGTAACCTTTGTAGAGGTTGTCCATGCGGTTCTTAGAGGTCGATCAATTTGAAGAGTCCAAGACGAGCCGCTAGTAGCTGTCCCATGACCAACAATTGTGTATTCCTCTCCTAGACCTGGAGTAACTGAAATCGTAAGAGTACCACCAACAAACTGTCCTGCAGTTACTGAGGTTGTTCCGTTTGTAAGGGTCACTTCTCTCACACCTGCCGCTAATGCCGCAGGTACTGTCATGCTATCAAACTGCGTATCTACCGCAGAAGATTGCATGATATCTCCCACAACACCGAGTTCACCAAAAAGAGCATAGCGAAACGCTTTCCCATATCGACCTTTTATTTCTTGTCCCAATTCATGCTGATAAGCAGGTTGAGTCGAAGAACTATAGATGTCAACAGAGGCGAGTATCGCTGCTCCTGTTATGCTTGCCATATTTCTATATTTTAATTTTTAATAAAACTTTCTTAAACTCCAGTCACACCTGTCAATTTACCACTGCGTCGTATCTGAGTTGGAACAAGTTGTCCGATCACATAGTAACGAGCAATCATACCTGCTTGATTTGGAATCATCATGTATGGGGTTGCAAAGAATCCGTTAAATTGTGAGGGCATATACTCATTCGCTGCTGCGACACCTTCGAGAGTCTTAGGCTCACCGAGGGTAACTTTTTCGATCATTCCACGATATTCATCGGGTACGATAGTTCTACCCATCCACTTGAAATATCGCTCATTAAGCATGTATACCACTCCAGAGGTACATGCATCATCTTTCAGTACAGGTCGTCCTCTATAAGAGAGAACAGTAAATCCTGCTGCACCTTTCAGATCAGATACCTTAGAGATACCTTCTCCACGAAGTGCAAGGGCGTTGTACCCTACTGCTGCATAATCAGCTCGTACTTGTGGGGCAAGAAGCTGTTCATACAGACTCCAAACAGTCTTGGTCGTAACCAAGATATTCGGCTCTTCACTTTCAAGACCTGCTGCTGATGCACCGTCAAATACGGTTGCGAGCTTTGCAAGAGTCATTGTTCCACCTGACGCTAACACATACGCATCGAGTTGATCACCGTAGGTTGAGCGAGTTACACCACCAATCGTGAGATTGTTGGTACCATCGTCAACGATAGCTTCTAAGCCGAGAGGCTTATTTGCTGTTCCAGTGCCATAGATTGCAGAACCGAGGTCTTGTACTGCTTCTGCTCGTGCTTCCTCTAGCTTATTCGCATCCAAGTTAATCACACCATATTCTCCTGCGTTAGCAAAAGACTCAAGCATGATTGAGACTGCTGGGATGGTGTAAGCAGTGTGACCAAACGATGTTGTTACATACGTATTGCTTGCCGAACTGTTAAGCGTTTCAAGACCAACAAAGAATTGTCCCTGTCCTGTGGTTGAGATTTTGTGCGTTACATCATAGGTTTTGCCCATGAATGGAACACCACGACCCATCAACCGTGCAAAATAGGTGCGTGAGTTGAGAATAGAGTCAACAACCTTCGCATGGAGTTTGCGTTGGGTTAATGCATCTACTCTGGCTGCTGTTGCGATTCCATCTATTGCCATAGTTAGAAAATTAAATAATAAAAAAACCCGCGTCAAGCGGGTGAAATACCGTTATCTTTTTAGTTGGTTAATTATACAGTCTTTTTTTGTCTAGTGCAATAAATCATGAAAACCTTTATTGTGTATGTCCTCATAACTGAATGTGTCAGAGTTTGTCGGTGATACCTCTGCGGTAGCTCCTATAATGGGTGCGTCTGCACCTGCTACTTCTTTCCGAGGCGGTTTATATCCTATGGTGTAAAACTCTATAAGGTTTGTCACGATAGGCTTACCTTCTTTGTTTCTCTCTTGATTATAGTGATGTAATTGTGCCCAGAAATCCTTTTGGGTCTTTAATCCTTCATCATTCTCATCTTTCGGATTAGTTACCTTGGGTAGTTTGCCTGTAGCACGAAGGGTATATATTTGCTCATCCCAGATTGTATTCAGTTGTTTGTTATATTCTTCTAATTGGTTTTTTTGTTCCTCTTCTTTAGCCTTTTGTTCTTCTGCTTGTTTATTTAATTTATCTTCTAATCGTTGTAGTGCAACTTTTGCTATATTTTCCGCAAGCTCATCGTATGACTTGGGATTGCGTCCTTCTCGTTCCCATTCCCATACGGATTCAGCTTCTTTTTTAGTTAGATTATATTTCTGTTCGATTGCTTCTACAGCTTCCGCCTTAGCCTTAGTAGCTACTTCTTCTTTGAGCTGATCGGGGTCTATATCTACCGTAGGTTCTTCAACTGGCTTTACTTCTTCTTCCTTTACAACTTCTTCTACCTTCTCTTCGGTTATTTCTTTTGCTTTTTCCTCTACGGGATTCTCTTCTTCCTCGCCTATATATTCTTGATTCATTTTAGCTTTGAGGTCTTTAAGTTCTTGCTGTGCCTCTGATAATTTAGGAGTAGGTTCGGGAGCCTTTTTTGTTTTTGCCATAAGAAATTTATGAATAATATCTATTATATCAGAATGCCTGGGAATACGTGCCATATACGAGCGTGGTAGCTCTTGCTGTCCATGCGTCTGCGTATGTGGTTACGGTTGGATTATTGGTAACGGTTGCGTATGTCATGGCTTTTGATGTCGAATCTATACTTACAATGAGCCATTCTCCGTCTTTTGATTCTTTGCCAAGATAGGTTAATGTCGCAGATACTGGATCCCATTGGTTTAGACCGAATTTACTAAGTGTCTGAGTTACTGAGGCGGAGTTCAGAAGTGAGTCTACATACAACCGATGTGTGGTAGGATCAACATATACAGGCACAGTAGTACCTGTCCCCAGTGATGTCTCACCAAGCAAACCAGTCACTCTATTCTCGTCTCGTTTAGCTTGTGACATAATTATTCTGCAACTTCTCCTTTATCCTCTTCGCTTTTAGCGAGTTCTTTTTCCTTGCCTTTGAGTTTGAGGATTGCTTTTGAAAGATTATCTAGAGTAGTATCGAAATTCATTTTACCACTACAATAGAGATCATCAGCCGCCATTACGAGTACGTGTACAGCTTCAAATGATTCTTGTCGCTCACTTTCATTGTCTTTTTCCTTCATGGATTTCACCAGAGGATTCGTACCAACAATGTCTCTGAGTCGCTTGTTATCTTTTGGATTATCGAGAAAGTGCATATTATTTACTCCTTTTTTTTGCCTCGCTAAGTGCAATGGCAATAGCTTGGTCTTTACTGGTAACTTGCTTACCTGAGCCTGATTTCAATTCACCTTTTTTATATTCTCCCATAACTTTCTTTATTTTATATTTCTTTTTCATACTTGCGGTTGAACTGGTAATGGATTAGCTGACGGTTGTGGTTGCTGTGGGGGTTGTTGTGATACTTGTACCAGTGATTGTGCATACGTAGCTATAACTTGCTGTATTTCAGGGGGTAAGGCTTGAAAGTCAGGGGATTGTAAGAATTGGTCTATACCAGCCACATAGGCAGGGTCTAGTGGTTGTGGTATAGGCGGTGTCTGCCCTTGGCTCAAAAGGGCAAGGTCTGTTGTTAGTTGTTGCGAGCCCTGCGGTGAGGAATTTGAAAGACCGCCCAGTGCCGAGACTTGTTGCTCCGTTGTTTCTAACCCCTGTACGTATTTAGTGAGATATAGGTCAGGACTTTTCATGAACAACAGTAATCGCTCTGTGCGTTCTTTCGGATTGCTCACTTCTGCATCTTCAAAGAATGTGAGGGGATCAGTCAATTGCATTTTAGCTCTCTCGTATGCTTCTCGTTTACGCTGTATCTTGTCTACGCCTGAAGCATGTACAATAACCTCCATTCCATTTTCTATCTCATCATTCGCAAGACTCTGGAATATAGTTTCTCCATCTTTCCCGAGTATCTTACGCATGTGGTCTTTTGTATAGCGGAGTTTAATGAATTGCAAAGCACATCGTGCCATCCACTCGGCAGCAGGATTTATGGTGTCTTCGACTATGTCATCTATTCTCCCAAAGTCTGCTTCTCTCAGTATTTGTGAGGTGGTAGCGGTATCTGATTCTTTAATTCCTCGTGTTGTGGCATTTGTACCCATCTTTCCGAATAGTCTATCTCGAGACATATTAAGATCGTTGAAGAGTGCGGGGCTTGGTTGTTCTCCTGGGATAAACTTGTGGTTTTCGGTGAGTGAGCCATTTACTAATGCATATTTTGATGTATCGTCCATGTCTAATTCTTCTAGATCTTCTTTCTTGAAACCTGACCCTGTACCCCACACATGCCGTCCTATTGAGGTATCTGCAAGTCGTTTTATCTGATCACCTCGGTCATCGATGTTCTTTTGTAATGGTATTGATTGTTCAATTCTACTCGTTTCGTCTATTGGCATACTTCCATACTGATCGTATGCCATGATGTAGTATGGGAACTCTGGTTTGTCAAAGTAGTTACGATAGGTTGTTTCTTGTACGGTCTGCACATTAGTCTGGAACATGTCTGTCGCTAGTTCACCTGTGAGAGGTTTTTTCTTTCCTGTGTCGTCGTATTGGAATACGATTTTATCTCCTTCCCAATCCCAATTAGGGTCTTTCATTTTATGTAAGATCATCGTTTTATACTTCCATGCGACACCATGAATAGGTGTATATCCTCCGTCTGTTTCTTCGTACCACACAAAATGCACTTCGTATACCTGTATCTTGGTAGACATTTTCTTTTCTTTTTGTGTGTCATCAGGGTTGATATTCATGAGTGCGAGGAGTTCATCTTTTGTCTTCGGGAATCGCATAGTTGCTTCTTTTACTGTCATGGACACCTTCTCTGCGATAAACTCTGCATCTACGAGGTTATTGGTTCTACAGTTGTGATCAATAATGATCTTTGAAGGGTGAACATTATAAAACTCATAATCACCGTATTTCCCTAGCTTAGGATTCCAACGTGCCTTTATGACTCCGAAGAAGTAGATGGGTACATGTTTAAATGCGATATTAAGCACTCGTCTGTTGTCTCGTTTTTTTATGTCTGAGTTGACTATATCGGTGAGCTTTTCTGCTGATTTCTTGGATTGTTCTGTGTCATTCCCAGGAGTGACCAGAAGATCAGGCATCCGTGAGAGCGCAATAGGTTTTATAGTAGATTCTGCTTCGTAGAGTACATTGTCTCGATACCCTGAGTCGCTCTTGTTCTTCATTTTCTTTTTGTACTTCCCGAAAAGAAATTCCTCATTCATCTTTTGTCGCTTGGATAGGTCTTTCTCCTTCTCATACCATGCTTCGGATAGTTTTATCTTACGATCAAGAAATTCAATAAGAACAGTGTCAGAAGTATCAAGAGTGAGCGTGTCGCTTTCTTCAAGTATATCGTCTCGCCGTAGATCGGTCATAATGACAAAAAAAACCCCAATAATAGGGGCGAATGTGCCGTAATTTATGAAATTATACTATATTTCCTTGACAAAACCAATGAAATGGTATCGAGTCTTACAATTAGGATTTTTGCATTGTACCACGAATGGCATGTTATTCGGATGTTCGCCTGGCATTTCCATTACCACATCTCCGCCATAGGTCATTACTACGTTTCGGCAGTTCGGGCAGAAGTATGGGTGTATTTTTTTGTCTATTTTATATTGTAGCCATACCGTAATCGTTCGGTACGATATGAGAGGATTCATTTGGTCAACTGCGTTGGGGGAGTTTATCATTTGAATTTATTGATTGCGATAGTTTGTACGGTTTTAATTGTATGTTTTTCTTCTTCGATTTTCAATGCGTATTGTCCTACGTTTGCATCTATCCATTTGAGATACATTTGTATATAGCGCTCTGCGTCAAGCTGATGGTCTTCACATTCTGTATCAATGTCTTCGATGTTGTGTTCATCGTATACAGCCTTGGGTAATGTGTCGATAAGTTCTCTACAGTTTTCGGTTATAAGCCAGTAAGGTAAACCATCAGGCGCTAACGATAACCAGTTATGCATGAGTGCCCAACCTGCTTCTCTTTTATTGTTTGCACTCTTGAGCTTGTATCCATTATCTCCGAGACTTGGTCGCATTTGATCTGCGAGTGATATAGATCCATCATCCTTTCGGTTGAACATGGAAGGGTCACAGTAGATTGCATCGAACTCGTCAAGGTTTACAGTCTCGGCTATGATCTTTCCCCATACTTCGGGGCTTTTCTCTTTGCCTGTGATCTCCTTATAGGTGATGAGCCTATTGAATGCTATCCCTCCTGGGGTCTTTTCTTTCTTGATGAAGTTCGCCTCGAATGCAAACGGTGCATTATACCCCCAGTCAATACCTCCGTATTTCTTTATCTCGGGCTTTGGTTCAAAAGGTCTTATTACATGAGTACGGGTGGTAAACTCTGGGAAGAATTGTCCTGCAAATATATCCCACTCTCCATCCCGCCATGCTTTTCCGAGATCGCCTGTAAGGCTTTTGAGGTAAGTTATGTATTCTTCATTAAGATACGGATTGTCGAGATAGTTTGCAGGGAAGAATGCTGTTTTTGTTTGGTTCTGTTTTCGGAAGGGTATAACATAAGTCTTTTTTACAAACTCATGTCCTATGCCGCCTGGGTTGAATGAGGTATACATACGTGGTCGCCATCCTTGCTTTGCAGTTCTGAGTGAGCCTTTTAGCCGTTCTATCTTATCCTCGGTGAGTTGGTTTAGTTCCTCTACCCCAATGAGATCGTATTCTATACCTACGTATTTGTCTATATCTCGTTCTGTTTCAAAGCCTCCTAATAAGATACGCGATTCATTTGGAAATGAGAGGACACCACGGGATGAGTTGTAAATGTATTTCACTTTACCTCGTACTACTTTACTGATGAGGTCTTCAAAGCTTTCTTGTGCGGATTTACCTGTCTGTCTAAGGAAGAGTGCTTTGAGTCCAGGAAACCGTTGGCAATCATCAAGGGCTATTTGCGCGAAGACTGCGAAGGATTTCCCTGGACCCCGAGCACCGCCTACTCCTATATCTACTGCTTGGTCTTTTTGATCAGAGAGTCTGCATTGTGCATGGTATCTCATTTGCCAGGGGAAGGGGAGGTAGCCATGTAGTAGGAAAGACTTTAGCTGATCTTTAGGCATGGTAGCCTTCTTAGCATGGTGGAGGATTTGATCCCATTTGTCACCGAGGTCTTCATACTTTATCATAAATTTGATCTATTTTTTGTACCAATATATCGGGAAGTTCGAAAGGTTGTCCGCCTGTTGTGAAGTCCATTGACTGTGCTGGTAAGCCATCCATTCTATTTGATATTTCTTTTATAGCCTGAATATCACCATCAATTGCCATGTGTACAAGTTTTTTTGCAATGAATTTTTTACCTTTGTCTGTTCTCAGTCCGTCTTTAGTTGTGTATTCTTCTTCAACCGCTTCTTCGATAAGAGAAGCCCATGTCCAATCCTTTTTAGGACGACCTCCTGGGTTACCTGATTCTCCTTTTTTAAATGGTCTTCCTATCACTTTATTTGTCATACTGTTTTTTTGCTGTTATCAGCAGAATTTTTATATGCTTGTTCAAGAATATATTTACCTGTTTTTGGATTGACCATATCATTCAATATTTTTTGTGCCGGATAAGATGATGAAAATTTATATTCATTCAAATTAAATCCCCATTTAGATTTGTCTATTTTTTCATCTTGATACTTCGGTATATGTTCATCTCCGATGTTTTCTATTTTGGTAGTGTCTATGTCAAAATTAGTCCAATAATAATGTCTTCCCATTTCAATTGGTTTAATTAAAGGATCATACCAAGTAATAACATTTTCTATACACCATTTACCTTTAAAATATCCTTGTAGAAATAAAATCTCTTGCCATAAAGTCATGTCTGGATAAATTGGTTTATATCCCAAACTATCGACACCCCATTTCCTCATTCGGCTATGAGTAGGACATGGTGGGCTTGCCCATATAAAGTCATATTCTTCGAAATGCTCTTCGAGATATTTATGTGCATCTGTTATTATCATTTTATCTTTTGGAAAATAGTCTTGATATACTTTTGCAATTTCAGGATTTATTTCAACAGCAGTAATGTTTAAGTCTCCCCACAGTTTTCTGTTTCCACCAATACAAGAATAAAGATTCAATATCTTAATGTCTTTAATGTCTTTAATTGGCACTTCATTTTCTTCAATCTCTTTGAATGAGTCCATAAGGTCTATGACAAGTTCTGGTTCTTTAATATCCACCGCGTAATCACCCCATTCTACCTCTGGGAAGTTTCCGATAAGATTAGCAAGTTGATCACCCTCATATTTGCCAACTCGGTCATTGTCTGAAAGTGCATACTCAATCTTCTGTTCTTCAGTATCAGCCTTGACTATAGATACCCAAACATTCTTTTCTCCCATTTGCTCTAGTGCCTTTAATCGCATATTACCACCCAGAACTGTGCCATCTTCGGTGATTATTAAGGGCTTGTAGATTCCGAGCTTCTTAATTTGCTTGATAAGACGCTCTATACCTTCTTTGGTTACAGTGCGTGGATTATGCTCCCAATTGTGTAGTGAGCTAATTGCTCTATATTCGGCAGACATACTTCAAATTATATCACATCTCTCTCGGTTCTATTTTTAGCAAGGTAGTTTTTCTTCACTGATCGGAGATATTTATTTGTTATAGGCATTTTATACTTTGCCATTTCTTCTGTTGCGAGTTTACGGAGTTGTTTTATTTTTTTGGCGTTCATTTAGTATTTGTTTAACTTTTATTCCTTTATATGCATATACTTTGCTCGGATTTATTGGATGGGCATAATCGACTATCTTTGCAAATTCTTTAAAGTCTTTCTTTTCCATATAGATTACCCGAGGAGCACATCCATATTCAATCTTGTGTTCATCATATAATCTTGAAAGGTTTCTGAGTATTGGTAGATCAGAATATACAAGTCTGGTTTTTGTTGATCTCATTTTGGTAATAGTATTTTGTTCGGTAATGTGCTTTGTTTGTACTGCTTATTTACACATTTTTTACATGGAGGAATAGCGCCTTGGAAATCAATAGTTGACCATGGGTAAAACTTTACCATGAGTTCACCACATGAGGCACATACAATTTTTTTAACTCTTTCTGGTTTGAGTACTTGTATCATAAAATCTGGGGATAAGGGATTTTAAATACCGCCTTTCTAAGTTGCGTAATATATGGTTTCCCACATACTCTTTGGCAAAGTCTAGCAAATACCTAAAGTTACTTATCAAGCTTTGAGCCTCTGCACTAATTGACCTCCCCCCCATCAATAAGTAAAGTTTACTTACTCATGAGGGGGGAAATGTACTTGAAAACATTTGTCTTTTGGCTCTACAACTCTATCTCCGTACTCAGCGATTGCCTCTGTACGTGCTACTAGAGATCACTCCCGTTCACCTAGATAGATACGTTTGCCGTGCATAGCGACATATTCCGTCACCCAGATTTTAAGGTACAAGTTTCTTTCTTTTCTTTGCTAATACTCCGAGTTTTCCAATTCTTGAAAAATACTTTTTACCTTTTCTGCGGTTGATCTCTCCTGCAATAGCACCACCTTTTCTGCCTGCTTCGGATAAGAATTTGATTATTTCTGGACTTGTCATGCAGGTATTATACCATAGGTGTATTGTTTTGCAACTTCTCCATTTACCTATTGACAAGCATACCAGCTATGGTATACAATGGAGTATTACTAATTCGTAAGTGCAATAATTGCACAAATACCTATGACACACTTTGAGGAATACACTTGGTACATGGTAGCGTTTGCTTCTGCTTCGTTGTTATCAATTATCTTATTTTTCAAATGAATCCTAATCCTGAACGAATAATGTATACAGTTGGCGTTATGTCAATGCAAGGAAAAGGCTTTAAACAACCCAAAGATGACTATACATTTACTAGGTCGTTGTGGCTCGCCATGTGGGATATGTATAGAAAAATGCCAGATATTTGTACTGATGGTGGAAATGATAAACACTTCTTTTCTTTTATATTTAGAGGTAAGAAGATGTTTGCTGCTGAAAATGAAATTGGAGGATTAACAATTATGTTACCGTCAGAATACTAATATGAAACTATCAATGGTTTACAATAAACTGTTAACTGTTAAACATGAGTTAGAAAAAGCACAAGGGGATGATAAGATATACTGGCTATTGGAACGTAATAAATTACGCATGGAACTATGCTCAAAATGTGCAAGAAGTGTGGAAAGATTATCCCGAAGAAACCACACTATGACCGCATAGTTTATTGTGATAGGATTTGTCAAAAATTACACTCGAAATATAATGTGTTTACAAGGGTGAAAAAGTAGTGTATTATTGCATCATTCAATTTTAATCATAATATGAAACCAACTACACAAGTACGCCTGCTAGAGCTCCGCAACCTTCTACAACAAATTAGTCACATATCCTTCACTTTTTCAAAACTTAATCGTGACTATCCAATGGAGGAACTTAGCGAAGATACAGCAAGCGAGATAGAAGAAGCATATATCAATCTACTGAAACAAGCGTCAGAATTAGCTACTAATTTTAATCTTAAATATGGAAAAAACACCACAACTTGAGGATGGATATACAAAAATTGCAAATGAGATACTAGAAAAACTTGCTACCATAAATATTTCCCCCTATCAGATGAGATTGCTTATGTGTATTTTTAGGAAGACGTATGGTTGGGGTAAAACAGAAGACTGGGTATCTGTTAGTCAATTTGTGGAAGCAACAGGAATAGGTAAGACTCACGTATCAAGAGCAAAAAAAGAATTGTTACTACGGAATATAGTTACCTCAAATGGTAACAAAATAGCATTTCAGAAAGACTGGAGGCTATGGAGAGAGTTACCTAAAAAGGTAACAGTTACCAGTACAGGTAACAAAGTTACCAATTCAAGTAATAAAGTTACCAGTACAGGGACATACAAAAGAAACTATACAAAAGAAACTTCTACTAAAGTAGAAGGGTGGGTAACACCCACCAGTACTACACCTTCTCTTAAGGGAGATGTATTTGCACCCAAGCATGGGAACAAAGACATAAACCTAATATTAGGCGCACTTTCACGCCTCAATACTACGGGCAAGCTCGACAGCTCCGAGGCTGAAAACCGTAAACACGCCCAAAACCTGCTCAAGAAATACGGAAAGGATGAAATCCTACGAGTTATCAAGGCGCTACCCACTGTTCCCTTTTGGAGCGGGAAGGTTACAAGTGCGGGTTTATTACTTCGCCATTTCAACGCCATTATCAATTCCCTGCCGAAAAAGCAGGAATATAAATTCCTATGAGAGCTACGGATATTCTAAACAACATTATTGCAGGGAAAGGTACGCATGAGTTTATCCCGACAGGTTTTCCGAAACTTGATACCGCACTAGATGGGGGATTACTGAGAAAAGAGCTTGTCGTAATAGGAGGGTCTACGGGGGCGGGAAAATCTTACCTTGCTATACATCTTGCCATGAAAGCCATCGAAGCAGGGTTTAAGGTTGGGTATTTTTCCCTTGAAATTAGTAATGAACTCGTTGTTGCTCGGCTCATGGCAATGAAGGCGGGAGTGAAGGCATCGCATATTTTATACGGCGTAGCAGATGAAGGCACAGAAAAATACCAACAAGGTAAGGCATTTATTCTTGGTCTCGGTGAATATTTAGAAAGCTACGATGATATTTACGAATTGGCAAGGATGGAGGAACTCATTAAAGCAAATAGATACGATATGGTTATCGTAGACTTTATACAAAACGTCATCGCATCTCGAGGGGATGAGTACGAAAGGCTGAGTCATGTTTCACTTCACTTACAGCGTATCGCAAAACAAACCAATGTATGTATTTTGGTTTTATCTCAGTTATCAAATATTGTATCTGCACGAGGGGTCGAAGACAAGCCACTTGAATATAAAGGGTCTGGGTCTATTGCTACGGTTGCTGATCTTGGCTTCTTTCTAGCAAAGGGCGACCCCGATTTACAAATATCACCCGATATTGAGGATTATATTCTCATGCTTGCTAAAAACCGTCGAGGACCATCACGTGTGGCGACAGCATTACAAATTCAATGGGGAGGTGGAATAATCAATGAGAAAACTTAATAGGCTACGGTCTCGGAGGAATGCAATGATACAGGAGTACTGCACAATCGTATTATCAAATTTAGAAAAAGGAAAATACTTTGATGAGACAGAATCATTACTCCTAAAAGAATGGGGATTGTTAAACGATCAAATTATCAATTTACAAAAAGCAGATGTTCAAAAATCTAACACTAACACAGAAAGCAATGGTCTTGGGATATAGGCATGGGTATGTTATTCCGTTTCTTGAAAGGCAAGTGCAATTATTGCACAAGAAACGAGCGAAAGTAGCCGTACAGCAAAAGTACATGGAGCGTCAGAAAGAGCTAATCGGGGATGAAAAGGCACGAAGAACCTATTGGATTGCACGTTTGAAATTATCCTATTGACCAGCATAGCAGTTATGGTATAATGAACTAATTACAATTTATTTATATTTCTTATGCGAACCTTTATACAGGAAGATGAGGAAAGAACTTGTTTGTGCAATTACAGTACAGAACCGCTTATTTTTTGGGATGATAAACTCATAGTAGAATGCACAATATGTGGACATAAAGAAGCATTCCCAGAATATGCGCTTAATTTCCCCGTTGACGGCATACTTGATTATTACGTGAATCCTATCCGTACTGACATGACATTAGAAAGAGGTCTGACAGAACAATTCAAAAATGCATTTTGGGCTACAATAAAAAAGGAGGGCAAATGAATACTTGGACACTCACGAATGCATGGCGCCAATCGTATGAAAAGTTTGAATCTCGGCCTGCTGTTGTAAGAGATTACCTCTGGGCTTCAGAACTAGGTACTGCCCCAATAGATATGTATCACAAACTTAGAGGCATGCCAGTTACCAATCCTCCAAACTTTCGATCATTCCGCAAGTTTGACTCAGGATACGTATTCGAGGACCTAGTTAAAGAGGTGCTAGACATGACAGGTATTCTTACTTTTCCGCAATCACGAGTTGAACATCAATACCCCGATCTTCTTAAGGTTACAGGACGACTTGATATGGTGGCAGGGGGTAGGATGGACTTTGACAAAGCCCGATTAGTCATTGAAGCTAAAAAGTATTCAAGTGAATCCCGCAAGTTACAACAAAAATATGTAGTCGAATGCCTAGAGGCTGAATACAAAGGTATTGAATTAAAAAACATAATCATCGAGGTTAAGTCATGCTCGTCTTTTATGATGGATAAATACGAAGTTATTGGCAAAGCCTCGCCCGAGCACACCCTACAGGCATATCACTACCTAAAAGGTACAGGGATAGATGAAGCCCATATTATCTACATTTGTCGGAACGATTGTAGAATGGTCGAAATCCCCATTTATTTGGGGCAAGAAGACGTTGAAAATAATTACAAGGGGTACATAAGCCTAATTTCGGAAATGGTCAAAAATGATGAAAAACCACCCCTAGAATCGCTTCTCGTTATGAATGAGTCTGGCAAGGTGTCGCATAACTGGAAAATTGAGTACTCTCAATACCTCTCAATGCTCTATGGTTTTGCAACACCTATGGATTACCGACTCAAGGTTGACCCCCTAGTCGGAAGGTTCAATCGAGTACTTGCGAGAAAGGCAGAAGGGAAAGAAATGACCGACGATAATTTGAAAGCATTCGAGGAGATGAAACTTTATAAATTATTATAGTTTTATGATTATCAAAACAACGTTTACGATGGGTGGTGTCGCTTATGAATTGACGGTAGATGAGAAGGATGAAATGGACGCATTGCATAAGGCAATTGTTCTCAGTAACCCTCGGACGTATTGTGCATCATGTAATACGAATATTCTTCCTGAAGATGTAAGGATGACGACAAATAAAGATAAAGAGGGGAATACTTATGTAAATATGAAACACCGATGCGGAGCCCGATCAAAGCTCGGACAATATAAGACAGGAGGATATTTCTGGCATGATTTCGAGAAATATGTACCAAAAGCAGAACCAGAGAAAACTGTTACAAAACCAGATGACATGCCTTTTTGACCTATGACCCAACCCAACGACCTCAGCCCTGTAAATTCCCAAGAGAAAGAGCAGGGCTGGGATTTTCTCAATGAAACAGAAAAACTTATTGAACAGCATAACCGAGATCATTTCGAAATAGGATTACGACTGATTACCATACGAGATGAAAAGTTGTACACTATTGCAAACTTCGATACGTTTGAACTGTATTTGCAAAGTATCAAGTCAAAGTATGACTATGAGCGAAGATCATTGTTTAATTTTATGAAGATATACAAGTATTTTGTGCAAGAATTGCACATGGAGCCTGTAGAATTATCAAAAGCTCCTTATACTCGTTTGTTAGAAATAGAAAAACATTTCAAAGATAAACCTCCTAATGAGGTTAAGGAAATGGTGCTATCACAATCTAATATGCCCGCATATCTCTTTAAACAAATGAAAACTGAAATGGGAGTAATTGATACAAAACCAAGGATATTTCAAACACCCGAAGGCAAGTGGACAATTGAAGTTTATTTATCAAAAGTGCATCGTATTACTAATTTGGAAAATAACACCAATGTATACCACGAAACACTCTAACCTTGTCAGTATGTTAATTGTCGGTATCGTTCTAATTATGCAAATATTCATGTGTGTGCTTCTTTTTTATGATCGGGCACAAATATCAACTGAAAAAACTCTCTTACAGAGACAGGTCTATGACCTACAGAAAGAAGCAAAAGAGATACAGAGATCAGAAAAATATTGTGTTAAAACTTCCACACGATATTTATGATGTACCCTAAACCAACAAGCAAACTCAAGACAAAAAAGCACATGAATAAAGTGAAAAAAACACCCATAGGAACACTCAAACGCAGGGCAGATAAGTTAATGAGCCAATACATCATCGGACGAGACAAGAAGTGTGTTATCTGTGGATCGACTAAAAATCTAAATAACGGACACCTTATAAGCCGAAGATGCAACTCTGTGCGTTGGGATGATGTAAATTGTAATTGTCAATGCTACCCCTGTAATTTTCTCCATACTCATAGACCAGAACGATATACACAATGGTTCGTTAAAAGATATGGATTGTTTGCATATGATAACCTCGTGGAAAGGTCTCGCACTCTTATAAAAGTTAATAGAGAGTATCTCGACGATATAATCAAGTGGATAGAAGAAAAAACAAATACGCTTGACAATGCATAGCTGTTATGCTAGTATTATATTGAGGCTCGAAATTGGGGAAGGCTCGGCGATAAGACCAAAAGGGGACACATAAGAAACGCAACCAGAGGCAATAAGCCCGAGCCAAGTTTTAAGAAGAATTACAAGTTTTAATTAAAACAAACAAATGAACCACACCCCTCTCATCATCACAACCGAGACACGCTATTACAAAGACCTATTTCACATGCTCATCGGATTCATCGTAGTGGAATGTTTAGCGTTTGGATTGGCGTTATTTATTAGATCAATTTTATGAACGACATCACGACACTCATCGACAAGTACGGAGCTGACATCGTTAAACAGTTGAATATAGCATCGAGTGAGCTCTACTCAAAGATACTGTGGTATATAAGGATTGGAGGCGTGCTAGATTTACTGGCTGGAATCGTAGTACTTTCTCTAACCCTAATTGGTACGATCCTTGCTTGGAAGATTACAGCAAAAGATGATTTTCTCGTAGACGAGATCGCTATGCGTTGTCTTATAGCCTGTTTAGGAGGACTTATGTTTGTGCTTCTGGGAATCCTAATCTTACAAGTTATCGGAATGCCCATAGTTAAGATAGTCGCCCCTGAGTATTGGATTATCAATTCAATAATAAACAAATGAACGAAAACGAAGTAATCCACACAACCCTAACCGATCAACTAACGAAGGCGTTAGAAGAAAGGAATATGTACTATACCGTTCTCATGGTCACATGGGTTCTGATCGCAGTATGGATTGTATTCAATGTGTTTACTTATAAGCTCACGCAGAGAATGGCGGTAACGTATGAGACCGTATGCCCCGCCTGTAATTATAATTTGTGCGTGCCAACACCAGTGCCCACACCTATACTAAAATGATTGATATAAAAGAAAAGATCAAACAAGAGGGAGATTATAAAGCCTTTATCTACAAAGGATTCCAATGCAGGATACTTAGACATAATGTGCATCTTTGTGGATATATCGGAATACCCAAAGGACACAAACTCTATGGGAAGAGCTGTGACGACATTGAGATTGATGTGCATGGTGGATTGGCTTATGCAAGAGATAGTCTCCGTTTCCAACCTGAGAAAGACCTATGGTGGATAGGATTTGATTGCGCTCACGCAGGAGACTTCTCAGACTTTTATGAGGATATGACATTGGACAATGAGGATATATACCGAGATATGGAATATGTCGAGAACGAGATAAAGAGCATGGTGGATCAAATTATCAATTATTAGTTACACCAACAAAATGATTATCACCATACAACCACTCAAAAAGGGGTATGCGATCTCTGTTACGGATATTTACTTTTTCCCCGATCTGTCTCAGTTTGACGTAACAAAGGAAGCGGGAAAGCTCGCTGAGGTTATGTTCCAACAGACAGGAGAACGACCAACGATTAAGATATTACCAATTCAACATACCCCTATGGCAACGAAAAAGACGTACCCCGCCAAGAAAAAGGCTGTGGTAGCGAAGAAATAAGCTATACAGGCTCCTACTCTGTAGGGGCTTGGAAGATTGTCTTTATAATTTCTATTTAATATATGAAAGTTATTACAGTAGATGGAACGAAATACGTTCCTGAGAGTGAATTGTTGAAAGCAAAGAAAACGAGAATGGGTACTGGCGATTCAACTGTGTTTGAGATTGGGGCAGAAGTATTTATTAAAACCGTTACCTATCACTACACGGGTCGCATAGTAGACGTCTCAGAGGGATTTGTTTTTCTTGAAGAGGTGGCGTGGATAGCTGATTCAGGACGGTTCACTGAGTTTATGAAAGAGGGAAAAGAACCAGCCTCTTTTGAGTCAGAGCTCTATGGTGATCGTATCGTGAAGCTAAATATAGGGTCAATCACGGAAGTTGTTGAACGAGAGTTAATAGTTAATCAAAAATAATGGAACAAACTCAATTACTAATTGGCTCACTGTGGAGCTGGAGCAGGAGCAGGAGCGGGAGCGGGAGCGGGAGCAGGAGCGGGAGCAGGAGCGGGAGCTGGAGCAGGAGCAGGAGCGGGAGCAGGAGCGGGAGCTGGAGCAGGAGCGGGAGCTGGAGCTGGAGCAGGAGCGGGAGCTGGAGCAGGAGCAGGAGCGGGAGCGGGAGCGGG